TTAGTACCTGTATTAGCAGATGCTTTAGATTTTTCAGTATAAACTTTTGCTATTTTTCCATATTTAGGAGTCATAGATAAAGCTCTTACTGTATAATCATCAGGGGTAACTGTTCTATATTGAGTGTTAAAATTTGAAATAATATTTTGTCTTAATTCTTCAATATTATCTCCTCCTCTACCACCTGAAGCAGCGTTTGGGTTATTTACAATTACTGAGTTAAATGATTGTTGGTATAAACCACTTGGGTCTGTTTCACTAAAATTAACAAATGTTTTGTTTATTTGTTTTATATTAGTTAAAGTATTAGCATTAACATTAGCACCAACTCCACCTCCAGTTAAATACCTCACAGTTAAATCCCCGGTTGGGGCTATACCATAGGTAGGGGTAAATATAAAGTTTGTGGGTGAGTAGGCTGTTGTAAGTTTATTTTTTTCAAATGGTAAACCTAATCCTACATTATCACTATTAGGTGTAATTTCTTCTTCTACATCTTGTGTTGTACCAGCACCAAATTGAATTTCTAAAGAACCACTATTAATAAAACGAGTAGCAAATCTACGTTGGGTTTGTTTTAATTGTAGTAAGTAGGGTGTTTCACCTTCATTTAAATAATTATTTGGATCATTAGGGTTGGTATTACGAACTGAATCATATACCATTTCTTCTGCTAAATAAGGTACTTCATACCACACATTACCATCAGAATCTACTATATCTAAAATACCTACAATATTGTTGGCATTAATAGTAGTTGTAAAAAATTCCTGTGGGGTAGTACCTGCATTAATAGTAGTTGTATTAATAGTAGATGAAATAGCTCTTCTAGATTTTTTTAATAAGTAGGTTTGGGGATTGTTTGAACCATCTACAGTATAAACTGTTACTTCAGTAGGATCTTGAGAACTAGAAACCGTAAAATCAACTGGGTCTTCTGTTAAAAAATTAATATTAGCATTTGATAATGAATTTACTTGAACATTTTCTCCTACTAATAAAGCATAATTATAATCAGGTTGATAAATAGAAGGACCAGAAAGTAAAGCTGGTACAGTTTGGTAAAAGTCTAAATCTGTTGTAGCCACTCCTGTAACCTGAGGTTTATAACCCATTACATAAGCTAAATCAAATAAATTTTCAAATTTACGTGCAAATTGAGTATATGTTTCTTGGATTTGATTATCTTGATAAAATGACATAACATCCCCAATATATGCGGACATTTCCATAAACATCATACCTGGGGATGCTTCACTAAAATCCGTGTAGGTTGTTGGGAAATAGGTTTTTGAATAATTAACTAATGTAGACCTTAAGTCTGCAAAGTCTTTATTTACATATTTTATATCTCTTGCTTGTGCCATTATCCAAAGTTAATTTCTAAATCATCTGATACCCCTTGTTGAGGTATTGAATATTTAATTATTACCCTAACTGTGTTAGAATCTTCTAATCTTAATACATCTATTCTATCTAATCTTACTGAAGGGAATTGGGATTCTAATTTAGAACTAATATGATCCTCAATTCCTTCTAAAGTATTATTTGTAATTTGTTCAAATAAAAATTTTCTTAATCCACCCCCAAAAAGTGGATTTTCTATTCTTTCTCCAGGTTCAGTTAAAAAATAATTTATAATATTATTCTTTAAAGAAGCTAGACTTGTAAAATTACTCGTAAAGCATTGGGGTTGGGAAAAAGGTAAATTAACCCCTACCCCAACGTTTGGTTGGAAATCCGTTGCAGGTATTATACGAGGGTTAAATGCCATTATTTTTTATTCATTAATCCCATAATTTGATCTAAACCTACATTACCTTCAGGTAATTTAGCACCTTCTCCTGATGTATTCATACCAGGTTGGACTTGTAAATTTCCTCCAAATCCTTGAGCTTGGGTAGAGTTAAAACTTAATGTGTCTTGACCGGGTTTCATTCCATCTAAGACTCCCATCATATTTTCTCTTAATTTAGCTTTATCAGTTTCTGGGAGGGGTTGTGGTTGAGATTGAACGGGGTTATTTCCTGTTACTACAGTTTTGGGTGAGCGAACTGCTTCAAGTAGAATATCTTTTAATTCTTCTTGGATAGCTGCTTTCACTTCTTCTCTAATTACTTTTCTTAATTCGTTTAATTTCATGGTTATAAATATTGGTTTAATACGCTTTTAAATCGTCTCTGTCAATAATAAATTTAAGTTCGTCAATTAATACTTGAGGATTTGATGCAAATGAATATTCTGTTGATATCATTATAATTCCAGATCTATTTTTTCCTACTGCTCTATTTTGATCTACTGTATCTGTAAACGGTCTAGTTTCGATTTCTAAAATAAATCCTTTATAAGTACCATCATTCTCAGATGCTTCAGCTATTAATTCATTATCATATATAGTATTAATAGAATCAGATATACCTGTTAAATTAGCGTTTGGATCACATAATGTAATTAAAATATCTAATTTATCAAGTAAATCTACACATCTTACAATAGTATTCTGTACTGTAGCGAATGCAGGGGATACTTGTGCTGCTGTAATTTTTAAAGGTGGTAAATTAGGAGTACCATCGGGTTTAAATGTTACGGTATCAGCTATAGTATTTAAATCATTAACGACAGAAACAACAGCTCCTGGGATTAGGGGAATGGCTTTAGCAGCTTGATTAATTCCAAAACTAGCTCCTCTTAATATTTTAATTATTGTTTCTAATACCCCAGCAAATGAAGCTCCAAAATTAACACCAATAGTAAATGAATCTAATATTTTACCTGTATTATTAAGGTAATCTACTGCATTATTACGTTTTGCTATAATTTGAGGTAATTGGACATTACAGAATTCTTCTTTAAGTTGTTCTCTTAACTCATCTATATTATCACTTTCTTCCTCTAATGCTGTCTCTAATTTATCTATACCATATTCTTTAATAAGGTTAAAAGTTAATGGAATAACGAATTTAGATAATTTTTGAGATTGTTTTAAAACTAAAGAACCTAATTTTTGTAATCCTTTAGGTTTTTGATCTTCAGTAACAGCATTATTAATACCTTCTATATCAGTAGAAGTTAACTCTGATTGTTCAACTCTATCTTTTTTAAGTTGTACTTTTTGTTTTCTTTGTTCTATTACTTTTTTAGGATCTATCATTATACTGTTTTTGTTGTATTAGACAATATATTAGATAATTCTGCTTTATAGCCTCCTATTTTATCGTTAATAGCTTGGGCTACTAAGTTTGTAGGTCCTATAGGAGTACCTACAGGCACACCTAGTTGATTTTGAAGAGCCCCAGTTAAAAAACTTAAATCATTTAATATCTTAGTTAATAGATCTACCAAATCATTTCCTAAAACCACGGGTTGAGCAGTTTCTATACCACCAAGATATAACTCAGGTGTCTGTATTACGGTTTGAGTGGCTGCATCTATATTAACAGATTCTACAGCATTTAAATTAATACTTTTTTTAGAAGATAATAAGATATGATCCTGAGTAGAATTAAATAGTAGTCTACCTGAATTTAAGATAATTTGTTCTCCGTTATATTGATTTGGGGTTGTTGGAGGGGTAGTATAGGAAAGATAACTATTTTGGGATGATACCTCAATTGGAATCTTTTGTGTAGAAGTAAAATAAGCGGACGAACCATCTAAATTAATATCTTCAGTAATTGAATTAAATGTAGGTTGTTCTGTGTGTTTTTTATTTGTTAAAATGGTAATAGGATCTCCTATACTACCACTAGTAGACCAATTATTTTGTACAGGGACAATCCCATTAGGTACAGTATTACCAAATCTAAGTGAATTCCCAAATCTACCATCTATAATATAATCTCCTTCATAAGGAAAAGTTGGGTTTGGGATATTATCTTCATTAAAATATAAGCCTGGGGTGAGAGTAGTATTTGAAGAAGAGGTTGGTTTATTAGGGTTACCTACGGCTTCAACTTCTAAAATTCCTTTATTTTGACTTTCGGGGGTTACTGTTTCTGTAGGATAAGGAATAGGATTTACTTGATTACTATTCCATAAATTTAAAGGAGATAAATAATAAAAAGTTAAATTATTAAAATTATTTTTAAACTCTTTATTTGCTAAAGCTA